CCAATTTCACCGGTATCGGTATGATTGCTGATTTATTGAATAAAGAATGTTACGTTGTTTGGAAAGCAGAAGATTGGAAACCTGAATTTCGTGTTGGTGATAACATCAGTTGGGATAATGGTAAAGATATTAACAAGATTTTTGAAAAGCATTTCTATTTGAATCGTAAAGCCAAACTGGTACACGCAAACGATTTGCAAAAATTACTATGATTGAAAAATATAAACAATTAAGACTTGGTCATCTATATCAAAAAAGTCTAACTGGCACTGTACCAGATTACAGTTCAACCTATTCAAAAGTGAGATATGATACCTACAAAACGAATGACGCAATTTCTAAAATCAGATTTGATACAATTCGTTCTGCCGTTGGTGATTTCTCCTCTGTGTGTGATTTTGGTTATGGTAATGGTTCATTTTTAAAATACTGTGAAGACCAGAGGATTATTACCTATGGTTACGATATATCAGACTATCCGGTACCACCGAGAACCACCAGAATACAGAACCTAGATTCTGTCCATGTAGATGTTATGACATTCTTTGATTCCTTAGAACACATTTTGGAAGAAGATTTGGTCACTTTCCTACAACAAAAAAAGGTCAAACATTTTTGCATTTCTGTACCTTGGTACCACGAATCACAAGGCACAGCATGGTTTGAAAGTTGGAAACACCGTAGACCAAACGAACACATACACCACTTTGATGTGCATGGTTTGATTGGTTTATTATTGGAAGTAGGTTGCAAAATTGTATATGTTGGTAATCCGGAAGATAAGATTCGTACACCATCATCAAATCTACCAAATATTTTGACTGTTATTGGAACAAGAATATGATTATAGATATTAGACCAGGAACCTTTGGTGGACCTATGCGTAATGGTGATATGGTTGCACTGTTAAATGTATTTGAACACCTGCGTAGACAAAATCCCGAACAAGAATTAACATTTTATATGATGCCTGGAACAATTAACGGTGCAGATTATTGTGTTAAATTTTTTGAGTTCTTAAAAGAAGCGACTGATTATTTTGCTGATGAACCATCAGGAAACATTCTTCCTTGGAACAAAATCAATCTTTGGGACTATCGTGATATTTCTGGCGACCTGATTACAATACCAAATGCAATGCCTGTTCAACAGAAAATTGTTGTTTTTCCAGTATTTGATGCACCATACAACACTTACAGAAACTGGTCCACCAATTTATTGCAGAAAATCATTGACGACAATCAGGATGAGAGCTTTGAACGAATTATTTGTGCCAAAGAATTGCCTCCAGGAATCGAACTAAAAGGGTTTACACTTAGTACCGACTTTATGGACAATATTCACCACATCATGGATTGTCATTCGTTCTTTGGCGGTGAAACAGGAACGTCAATTTTTGCATCGGTTTTAGACCGAGCACCTCCTAATTTGATGTATTTCTACTCCAGCCGTGCGTTACTACATACCACACCGTTTCACCTTTTGAGTGGAAAAGGTAAAATGTTGACTTATTGGATGAATTTTGAGGGCACCACATGGGGCTAAGTTCGCTATATATCGAACCCAATATTTAAAAGTTTTGTGACCACGAGTTGCAATGTGTTATAAATAACTTCATGGCAACCAAAGTGTGTTGCATTTTAAGAGGTATCAATGGGACTTTTCCTAGCATTTCTAAAAGAACAGGCCGAAGAAGAAGGTGCGAAACTAAAGCATATCACACATGCTGAGGATCGTCCTTTGCAGGAAGGTCCAAAAGGTTTTGATAAAGCTCATCAAGCCTTAAATTACGCACACGAACATATAAAGTCTGGTGGTTCAAGTTCTCACATGACAATGAAATATGATGGTTCACCAGCCGTTGTATATGGCCACAATCCTGAAAATGGTAAATTCTTTGTTGCTTCAAAATCAGCATTCAATAAGAATCCTAAACTTAATTACACACATGCAGATATTGTAAAAAACCATGGCCACGCTCCTGGTTTGATGGATAAACTACATGCATCATTAAATCATTTGAAGAAAGTTGCACCCAAGACTGGTGTGTATCAAGGTGACTTGATGTTCACCAAAGAAGATTTAAAAGAAAAAAAAGGTGGGAAAGTTTCTTTTACACCAAACACAATCACCTACACAGCTAAAGGTGATGAAGCACAAAAGGCCAAGAACTCACAATTAGGTATAGTTACACATACTCAATATCACGGTGATTCTATCGCTTCCATGACGGCAAGTCCGCATCCAGACTTACATAATTTCAAACAACATCCAGATGTTTGGCAGAAGTCACCAAACATGGACACCAAACATGTACATTATTCTGAGGATGACCAGAAACAATTTCAAGACCACATGGATGCTGCAAAGAAACTCCATGATGAAGGTAAGAAGAATGGAATGTACAAAAACACTGAGATGCATCAAGGAGAAGGCGGCCACCTTGAAACATATATAAACCATACGGTTAGAACGGGTGAAGAACCTTCTGCTGATGGTTTGAGTAAACATGTTGCAGCTAAGTACGAAAAGGCTGCAGCAAAATTAAAAACTCCTGCCGGTCAATCAAGAAAAATGCAGGAAGCAAAACCACATGCTGACCATATAGAAAAACATAAAGAACATTATAATAATTTGTTAAAGATGCACAGTCATCTACAAAAAGCGAAAGATATATTGGTGAATACGTTAGAACAACATACAGGTGGTTTAGAACATCATATTGATAATAAGGCAACAGGTCCGGAAGGTTTCGTTGTAAATCACGGTGGCGAACCTACTAAGTTGGTTAACCGCAAAGAATTCGCAAGAGCTAATTTGTTAAAAGTAAGAAAATGAAATCATTTCTCCAATTAGTAGAAGAAAAAAACAAGACACGTAAACCCGTGGTAATGGCCTTTGGTCGAATGAATCCACCCACAACTGGTCACCTAAAACTTATCAACAAAGTAAGAGAACTTGCAGAGAAACATCATGCTGCACATACAGTTGTACTCTCTCATTCACAAGATACCAACAAGAATCCTCTATCTGGTGAACAAAAAGTAAAACACTTACAACGTTATTCACCAGGAACCCATTTTCAAAGTGCTTCAAAAGAACATCCAACATTCTTACACCATGCAGCTAAGTTACATGCTGCTGGTCACGACCATTTAATTATGGTTGCTGGATCAGATAGAGTTAAAGAATATGAACAAAAATTGAAGCAGTATAATGGTACACACAAAGGTGCATTATATAATTTCAAAAAGATTGAAGTTAAATCGGCTGGCCATCGTGATCCTGATGCCGAAGGTGCCGAAGGTATGTCTGGTACCAAAATGCGAGAACATGCCACAAATAACGATTTTCATTCTTTTAGACAAGGTGTTCCAGAGCATGTGCCGGACCACCATGCAAGAGAATTGATGCGAGATACACGTAAAGGTATGGGTCTGAATGAAAACGTTGACCGTGGTTTATTCAAAGCCATTTTCATTACAGGTGGACCTGGTTCTGGTAAAGATATCGTTATCCGTGAAGCAATTGCGGAAAACAAAGCAGTAGAGATAAATTCCGTACAAGCATTCGACTACCTAATGGATAAACAAAAATTATCTGAGAAATCTAATGACTTACGTAGAGAAGCAATTCGTAATCGTGGTCCATTGATTATTAATGGACCCGCTGACGACCACACAAGAATCATCACAATTAAAGAAGAATTGGAAGAACTTGGTTATGAAACTGTTATGGTATTCGTTGAAACATCAAACGAAACCAGTAAACAACGAAATGAAAAATTGACTAAAATGGTTTCCGAATCAGTGAGACAAGAGAAATGGCAATTAGCACAAACCAATAAAGAAGCCTACATTCAAAACTTTAACAACTTTATTAATTTTGACAATAGTGTTTCGTTGGAGTTGGTGGAACAAAACATCACTGATACATACAAAACATTGAACAAATTCATTGATACTAAAAATCTCAATGAAACTTCATGTGCATGGCTAGAAAACCATGGTAAGCTAAATATAAATGATTCTGTAAAATTTCTTTTTAAGGAAGATGAAAATGTTAAGAAAAATACTGGGTTTGTTCCAAAAATCAACCTCAAACGAGACTACAAGCACTTCTTCAAGTTCGACCCCAACGCCGGAGGTAAAATCCCAGCAGACAATCGAGCAGGTGAATCAAATGCCGATAATATCAAGTGGGACAGAAACGCCAAACGAGGTGGTTACACCGGTGGTTCAGGAGCAACCTACACCGAAGAAATCGCCAGTGAAGAAGTCCACACCGGCCAAGTCATCACCGAAGTCACCAAGGACAACAAAGAAAAAGACGAAATAAGTATTCGTGAATCCAACTTCATGTTGGAATTGAAAATGAATGAAATGGTTGGTGAGTTGTCAAACACAATCAAATTACAAAATGAAATTATCAACAAAAAATTTGAAACAGTTGATAATGCGATAACGGAAACAACCAATGCAGTACAAGAAAGTTTGAAATCTGTAATGCAAGAGACTTCCGATAAGTTGGATAAGATATATTCGAAAGATATAAATATACCTGCACCTATTATTAATGTTCCGGCTCCAGTAGTCAACGTATCACTATCGGAACAAAAAAAGGTGGTAAAAACAGTTGACCGAAATTCTGATGGTTTAATTACCAAGATAACAGAAGAAACTGACGACACATTAACCAAGGATTCATAAATATGAATAATATCAAAGGAGATTTATAATGG